ATGCTTGTATCTTCAACGACTTTCATCTGAAGAATCCAGAACATGTCTTCACCCTTCTTAACAAGCTTGAAGTTAGCCAGAGAACTATCAAATCTTGCTGTGTTCATTACTTACCTACCTTTACAGATTTTTCAACTTTCTTGCATTGATAAACTGGATGATTAAGCTTAAAACTTGCAAGTTCTTCGGCTTCATATTCATTAATAATCTTAAGCGTTTCGAGCTGTTCAAGTGCACGGAAATATGCTAAGCTCTTACCAACTTCCTTATTAAACTGGTCCTGATAATTACAATGTGCAAAACCAGTAACAGTAACCTTAGCCATATTAGCATCCTTGAACCATTCAGTAATAGTCAAAGCAGTATTATGCTCTTCCCATTCTGTATAAACATCACGTTGGAATTCATCCTTAACATGTGTCTGCTTATATTCCGTGCTATATCTAACCTTGACAATAAACTGTCTACCATTTGAAAGAATAACTCTCATTTTCATTTTCCTTTGTTTAAAAGATTTAACGTAATTCAAATATAGTTAAAATTTGTTAACTAAACTTTAATAAAAATAAAATTTGTATTTTTAATAAAAAACGGAGTTTTTCAACTCCGCTTTATTTAGATAATGTCTTGTTCTTTTGAATCAAACATTAATAGCATTTGATTAATATGTTGTGACGACTCAAGCCAGCAACCAGAACTATTAATAAAGTCATATTGCCAATTCAAAATTTCATTATATTTATCTTTTTTACAGAGTTTCCAGAATATATCATCAATTTCTTGAACAGATGATTTATCTGTAAATTTACATTCTTGATGAATTTCTCTATATGGACTATCATCATTTGCTACAAATGTATTGCCCATAAAGACACATCCACATGCACATGCTTCTGTAAATCTCAATGATGATTTTGCACGGTTAAATGGATTATCTACAATAGAAGCAATACTGAAATCAGCATGGACTTCCATAAATTTTCTTGGGAATGTATGAGAATCTGCCCATGGAATGAACTGAATTCTGTCTTTAATTTCTTCCCAGAAAAATGGTAATGCACCCATTACATAGAAATCAATCTTATTTTCCTTAACATTCTTAATAACCCAATCACATAGTGCTGTATTCCAGTCACCTCTGTCTCCTGGCTGACCTGGATGACCATTTGGGAAATTAGGATTCTGACCTGGATTAAGCTTAGGAATTGGTTGTCTATAATGTGTAGGACTACCAGAATAAATAACTCTTGGTTTTACTAAATCTTCTGTAATATTCTTTTTACGTTCAAAATTCCATAAAAATCTTGGAACAACATTTTTAATAACCATTACATTATTAACATGAAAAACACGTTCAACTACTTTTTTGAGATAATCAGTAGAAACAACAATCAAATCCAATAATGGCAATGTTTTTTTCATAGTTTCAAGCATTTCCCCTTGTGTCTTATGTACAGCGTCATGAGATGGATTATATGGGGGAACAGAGTCATTATTTGGATCAGTATCACCTGTTGGGAAAATTAAATCATCAAATTCACCGACAAGTTTAAAACCAAATTTTGGTTGAAGTTCTTTATATCTTGTAAGTAAATCAACATCAATTTTATTTACCGGCCGTTGAAAAACAATAGTTTTTGCATGTGCTAAATATTGTGGTTCAAATGTATAATATGGCATTAATACTGGAATAATACCCATTTCATGACCATTGATATATTCAGCATTATAACGTAATCTTACATGAGAACAACCAGAAGTATCACGACAATAAATTATTGCAATGTTTTTACCGTCAACATTTTCTGTATGTGCGTTTAACATAAATTCCTTTAATTATCATCTCCATAAGGATCATCGATAGTATTAAGATTTTCATAGAAATCCAAACCAGCGATTTCCTTTTCATTTCTTTCATTCATTTCAGAAAGATATAAATTCAATGCGTTTGTGATAAGCTGTGTAACAAAAGCAAATGCACTAGAATTTCGAGTTTCGTCATATCTGTTAATATAGGTAAATAGAGTCATTAAAGCTTCTTGACGAATATCATCGATTTCTTCATAGGCAGGAGATTGAACGAGTTTGAAAGAAATAATACGACCATTAATAACCTTAATGAATGCATCACAAATATCTTTCTTGACCTGTTCAAATTCCATATTGAACTTATGACGTTCTTCTGGAGTCATAGTATTATAACGTTCATGCAAAGCTCTAATTTCTTCACGCTTTCGCTGAATAAAGTCCTTAGAAACTTCATACTTATCTTCCGTAATACTCTTTTTATTGTTCTTGTTTTCAAGCTTACGTTCGTATGCGTCGCACCATTCACCAGTATCATTGATATTCATCTTGTTGAACTTAACGACTAACTCTCGTAAGTATTTATTTGAAATGTAACCTTCACCTTTTTCTTGTTTCATATTATACCTATATTAAATTCTATAACTATGTTGTAAATATAGAATTTTTTTGTAAATAAAAATTTACAAAACTTTTTTCTGATTTTTTTTAATACCTTGGTATGCTAGGCATAGAAGGCTTTGCAAAACTAGTAGAAGAAGTTGGCATATGAGATTTTGCTTTAGCAATTTCTTTCTGATTTGCTTGATTTTCTTCATCAATCATCTTGTTAATAATCTGTTGTTCAATTTCTACTTCAACCCATGACCAGTCATTAGTTATCTGTAAATTTGAATATTTAGCTATCCTTGTAATAGTTTCAAGAATCTGCATTAAATCAACATTATTAAACAAATTTTGATCATTTATTTGAATCTTTACATTATGTTTTTTACCACAGTGTGGACATTCTATCGTTATGTCTTTCTTAACACCACAATAATTATCATTGATATGCGAGCGTAATATCATATAATCATTTGCAGAAAGATTTACTAAAAAATTATACTTTTCTGCTAATGTATTATCCGTATCAATCCATAATGTAGTTTCTTCAATTTCATCGTTTGGTATAAAACTAGAATCCTTATATCTTGGAATTCTAATTGGCAACTTTAAATTAATATCTGGTAAAAATACTTTTTTCTCAAATGGTCTATCAAGATATATAAATTCTAAATCCATTAATTTTATATCATATTCAATTTGCTTCTTACATCCCGAGCATTCTGGAATTGTAACTTTGAAACCATTATTACTAATAAAACTATTTAATCTAATCCAGAAAATTATGAATTCTCTATCCGCTAAGATTAGATCTTCATATTTCATATTTTCTATTATAGTACATTTTTCAAGTAATTCATTACAAATTTGTGTGGCATTTTGTGGAGTTAATGTTGCTAAGAACTTTACTTCCAATACACTCATTGAACGAACTTTTATTTTTACGTCTTTAGGATATAACATACCTTTAGACGGAAATTCATTTATATCTAATTGCCAATAATTGTAATTATCGTAATTGTGAGAAAAATTACTTGTTTTATTCATATTAAACCACTAATTTAATTAACATTGTTCCTGTAAAAGCATTACCTGCAACAGTTCCCATTGCTTCTACACCAGCAATAGGTGGAGTTGCATTAATTGCCATTTTTAAATAAACTTCAAAATCATCCCAAAATATTTTTTGATTCTTTAAATATTCTCCCTGTGCATTTTCTACTGGTATTGATTTCTCAGTTAATGCTTTTAATTTTTTTCCTTCAACATTTATAAAAGTTTTACCAATACTATAATAATGATTATATGTAAAACCTTGATTTATTGGGGCTAATGGAACTACAGCATTTATTTTTATCGGATTAGATGCTGGAATCTTAAGATTATTAAATTTTGATAATGACGACCAAATGATTAATTGATTTGAAATCATTTTACCAAAATATTCAAATATTTTTGGAAAAAGATCTATACCTGACCTACTTTCAGCCTGTAATTGTAATGGGTCTAAAACCACGGTTTCAGGTTCTGAATATAAACATGGCGCTATATATGGAACAGTATAATTACCAACAATCATTGTTCCTGATACTGTCGCGATTTGATTACCTAAATATTGATCTATCCAATCAGTTAATGAAGAACATAAAATTTCATAATAAAGACCAAAAGCAGATTCTGGTTTTATTACAGACAATCTTGGAATTATTATATTTGAAAATGGTTCTATAATCATTTAAAATCACTCCAGAAATCGTCATTATATTCCATTGCATCAGCCATCATATCAATGGTCATATTATCTTCTTGTTTAATTTCTTCTTTGATTCTAATATTATCCATATCGATTTCCGGTTGTAATGTGGCATAAACTGCCCAATATAAAGCTGAAACAGTATCATCATGATTTCCTTTTGCGGCTTTAAAGACATTAGACTGTTGTTCTTCAAATCTTGAAAGTTCTGCAATAGTTACACCATCATGAATAGTAAGAATTTCAGCATCGACGACTCTCTGTAATTCAAGACATGCATCGAGTTTGGAACGTTTATCTGATTTCGTTCCTAAACCTTTACCTGCTTTTTCAGTATTTAAAAGATTTGGATTTTCAAGTGTATACCAAATTTCTTCTACAACCTGTTTACCTGGGTCATTGTTTTCAATAATGAAATAAGCATTGTTATACATCTTGGAAACATTATCAATAATTCTTGCAAACTGTCCAGGTTTTACAGTATTGGAACGATATGTTGCGACTTGTTCCATGTGATACTTATCTTTAATTTCGATAACCTGAATACAAGCATAGTCACCACCAACACCAGCACAAGGGTCACATCCCATCAAATAGAAATGCCCAGCTTCCGGCTTCTTATAAATTGATAATGACAAATCTTCATAGAGAACCTCTATTGGTTCCATTTCTACAAGTTTTTCAAGAACGTTACCGCTAATCAATGTATTAGAAGAACCAATGAACGAACAGTTATGATGAATAATTCCATTCGTTGTTTCATATAATGCACCATCAATATTAAGAGGAGTATAAACTGTCTTAACTCCTACTTCTTCTATCTGAACAACTTGACTTATATCAAACGTGC